ATAAAAAAAGGGGGAGTTTTGACGCCCCCCCTTTTTAATTAAGTTGAAAAAGTATTACATTAAGTTAGTAACTTTAACCATTCTGTAATAGATGTTTGACTGATCAGTTCCAACATCAGTAGCCTGTGCTGAAGACTCAGCGAAAGGATTTCTGATTAAACCATATCTGGTTTTGAAACCAATTTTTGGTTGGAATGTATCTTCTCCAACTGCTCTCACCATTTGTAGTGGAACATATGGACAATAGAACATACCAGCGTCATAAGGTGATGTACCTTTATAACCTACAACATAGTATTGAGCAGCTGTGTTGTTTGATGCATATGGATCAATGTACACTTTGTATCTGCCGTTTAATGTACCAGCAAAAGTGTTACCAGTATCATCTACATTTAGGCTATTGTTAAGAGCAGGAGTGTAATCTAATACACCAGCCATTTGTAATGCAGAAGCAACATCAGAAGAACAGATAATGATGTTACCTTTTCCTCTACGAGTTTCTTGAGCGATCACATTAGCATCTCTCTCTACTTGGAACATTAAACCTTTGAACTTCTCAACAGACCATCTACCGTTTGAATCAGTATCTAAGTCAAATGTACCTGAAGTTGTAGTGTTAACGTTTGCACCTTTTTTAGCTTTTTCGTAAATTGTTCTTACTACTTCTCTGTTGATTTCCGCAAGGATCTCAGCAGATAAGATGTTAGCCAATTCAGTTTCAGCGTCTAAACCGTGGATCGCTTTTAAGTCTTGAGCAAGTTCCATTGTGTACTCAGCTTTTAACTGTCTAGTTTTAGCTGTTACAGTTGACTTCTCAATACTGAAAGCCATCTCAGCGAATGATGAAGAAGCTTCAGCAGTTGCTGTTGCAATACCAGTACCAGTTGTTACGCTAGTTGTAGTATCGTTCATCAAACCTGGATTTAGTGAGCCAGACATTGTACCAGTTCCAGAGAAATCTGAATCTGCTTCGTTGAATAGCGCTTCTGTGCCTGAGTTTGAAGTAAATCTGGACTTCATTGCAAAGATCAGACCAGTTGGTCCAGTCATTGGTTGAACGCCACAGATGTCGTATGCGATAAGATTAGGCATTGCTCTTCTTACCAATGAGATTAGGATTGGATCCCAGTTTGCTACAGCACTGTCACCAGTAATGTTTGCAATCTCACCGAGGAATGCTTTGTCTTCTCTCGCAGCCTTTTCTTGGTTTTCAAGGATAACAGCGGTTACCGCTTTCTTGTAAGGGTTATCTATTTTTGGTAGATCGCCATGCTCAAGAACCGGAGCCCACTTTTCCTGTAAGTTTTGCGAATTAAACATAATAGTTTATCTCTCCTTATTTCTTATTAATTTCCGTAGATATCTCTACTTTTTCCCCTACTAATAGCAGCCGCATATCTAGACATGCTATCAGACATATCAGATACTATGTTACCATCATTGGAATTTTGTTGTACTGTATCAACATTTTCTGTTGATTCAGGTGCTTTTGCTTGACCAAAATATGACTCTTTAATAGTTGCCAATTTTTTAGCATAAGCATCAGCATTTTCAAAAGATACATCTTCAGTTAAAGATTTGATCTTCTCTTTTTCAGTATCAGCTAAGCCTTCTACTGCTTGTTCAAAGATTTCGTCTTTTGTATATCCTTCGATTAACTTTTTATCTTCAATAGACTTCTCAGTCATTTCATTGATTTTAGCTTTCATTTCTTCAAGCTCTTTTTCTTTTGCTTCCAGAATGTCATACTTCTCATCTGGAACATCAATGTAATGATCTTCGAATAACTGTTTTAAACCGCCAATAAAGTCTTCAGCAATTTCTCCCTTGATACCTTTTTCGATAGCAAGTTCGTTATCAGCCATCCACTGTTCTACAATGTAGTTCAGATAGTTGTCGACCTTAGTTGTTAGTTCTTCTTTAACAGTTTCTTTTGCTTCTGATAATTCGCTAGAGTATTCACCTTCTAATCTTTCGATTTCAGATTTTACTTTTGATTTAACAGCAGCTTCAAAAATTGTTGCAGCTTTTGTTTTAAACTCTTCCGAAAGGGAATCATCGCCAGATACTAAAGCGTTAACATCATCTGATACATCAATAGATTTTACTCTTTGATCTACAGCTTCTTTAACTTTCTTTTTATCTTCTTCGTCATCCTTGTCATGCATACCTTCTTCTTTGTCTTTCATATCACCGTGCATTGCAGACATGATTTTATGATATGCAGATTGAATGTCTGCTTTTTTCATTTTGTTCATATTGTCATACATTGCTTGGATCATACCAGATTTTGTCTTTGGCATTTCCATGATTTCGTCTTCGTCTTTATCGTCTTCTTTTTCGTCCTCGTCACCGTCGTGTGCAGTCTCTTTTACTTTTTGAGGTTTTTCTGCTGGTGCGGCACCTTTTGTAGGAGCAGATGAGTCTTTTTTAACCTTGTCATCAGCTTTGTCTTGTCCTGGTTTTTGATCAGGTTTAACAAGTGCCGGTCCAAGATCCTCATAGTCGCCGCCTTTTTCCATCGGATCTGCTTTACCAGCGGATGCCTTTGGTGCGTCTGCGCCCTTAGGAGCTTCAGAAACGATTTCTTGTTCGTTTTTGATTTCTTCAGCCATTTGTAATTACTCTCCTAATTTGATATCAAATTTTTGCGTATAACTATTTATTATTTTGTTAATTTTCGCATAAAGCTTTCAAAGGCATGTGCCTCTGCTTTTGCTTGACGCTCTCTTGTTTCACGCTCAATTTGTTCTTTTATTTCAGAAACATCTTGTTCTTTGATGATTCCGTTGTCCCAAATCCACTCTTTTCCTTCCATGACACCGTTAACGAATGCCTGTGGAGCAGAAGGATCTGCGACTATATCGGCTGCAGTCGCTAAGTAAAAATCAGATTTTACATAGTTGGTACCGCCTTTATTCTCTAGAGAACCCATGCCTCTAGAAGAAACTCCTAGTTGTGCGCCTTCATCTATCAATGATTTGACGATTTTTCCGTATGGTGTATCAGTAATCTTTGCTTCACCGATGTAATTACCTTTACCATCGCCATCTAGTTTAGTGATAATATGTGATACTCTTTCTAGATTAACAGTTGGTCCATCAGGATGTCCTAACTCACCAAATGCTCTCTTGCGCTCAACAAATTCTTTGTTGTATCTATTAACTTCTTTTTCTAGCACTTCCTGAGGATAAACACGACCATTTCGGTTTTTGATGTTTGCCTGCATGAAAATACCTTTGATTTTATGAGATTTTTTACCACTCTCATCTGCTTCAACGATATATTGTGCCTCGTTTATTTCTTCTCTAATCAGTTTCATGTTGCGTATTTTCCCCTTTAGTTCTATTTATGTTATCTAACCTCTAAAATCACAGTATAACTGTCATTTGCAACGAAATTATGTGTCGAAAACAGTATGTCACCTGTGGGTGAGGTCGCATTATTGGCAATCTGTATTGCTGGTGTTTGTAAGTCTATTGTGCCTTGACCAGATAAGAATAGTGCCGTTGCGTTAGTTGTTCCATCAAAAAGAACTTCAACGGACCCTTTTGGATCCGTTGTATTGATACTATAAATTACTCTTGCGATTTTAGTAGATGATGACGCATGATTAAGTGCGCTTGCATCTACTTTAGTGACAAGACTTTCTCCTGTGCCGTCTGAGAAGTTCGTAAACTTCATCACGGTTTTAGAACCGCTTACATCAGTAATTGTTTGACTTGTTACGGTATCAGCCATTATCTTGTTTGTCCTGAGTTGTCATAACCTTTTGCTTTAGTTACTTCAATTATAATTGTTCCTGTTGCAGCACCTGAATTAGTGATAAGAATATCACCTGTCACGCCAGAACTTTCTGGGTTTGTGATCAATGGTTGTTTTCCATGATATCCATAATCACCACTGCCATGTAATGATATTGCATGGTCATTTGATGTTGCATCAAACAATAATTGTATATCACTTGTTGCTGCGGTTGTATTCCATTTAATACTTCTTATGTGCAGTGTTGGATTAGACGAGTGACCTCTTAAGGTACTTGCGTCAACACACACAACATTTGAATTGGTATCGTTGTTGATTTCGAACATTCTTACTGTTCTAGTCGCACTATCTACCAGATTTCTTGCATTTACTATAGCCATTTTTACTCTCCTTTATATGGTTAGGCCTGTTTCTTTTTCGAAATAAGCTTCTATATCTGTTGGTTGTACTCTATACTTTTTTGCTACGTCTTTCATGATTTTAGGAAAGGTAGTCAAAACTTTTTGTGGTGTTTTTGCCATCATAGCAAATACGTCATCCACGGCCTTCTTAACTTTAGGCGCTAATTTTCGATAATTAAGAGAACGCTTATGTTCGTCTTTTTCTTTAATCGTCAATCTCAGCTGGTTCAGCGTTATCGCCATCTTGTTCCTCAGGTTCTTTGTTCATGATAGTGCCTGCCAAGTCTTTTCTCTTAGCATCTAACTCACTACCTACTTTGTCTGCAAGTGCAGCCTTAAATTCTGTTTCTGCTGATACATTATCACCAGCATCTAAAGCATCAATCATGCTTTTAGTATTTTCTATGCTCATGCGAATTGTTCTCCTTCATCATCATCACCTTGTTCAGGCGCTTCTTGTTTTTCATTTTCAATTTTTTCTTGTTGTTCTTCTATTTCTTCATCATTCATTTTAAGAACATGTTTCATTGCCCATTCTTTAGAATAAACATTACCAAGAATTTCATTATCTTTCATATTACGAAATATTTCCATTCTCTCTTTAAATAGTTCGTTTTCTTTTATTTCAGAAAAATAACCATCTTCTACATATTCATACTTAATTGTTTGACTTAGTGAATTATCCCAATCCTCGATAGTTATGATACCTTTGAGAATAAGTTGTGTTTTAAGTAAGTCGTGAAATAAACTATTAAATCTATTTCTTAATCTCTGCACAAACTTTGTAAATTTAAGTTCGTCTCTACTTACTTCAGTTGAACGACCTAATTGTAAACCACCAGACGCTTCACTATCAAGTCTGCTGTATGGTACATTCAACGATTGAAACAATTTCTTTTGGAAATACTTGATATCATCTATTTCACCAAGATTAGAACCACCTGGCAATGTAGTGATCTCTGTTCCTCTACCTCCTTCTCGTCTAGGTAGCCAGAAGTCTTCGAGCATAGACATATATTGTCTATCATCTCTTATTTCACCTGTACTTGCATCATATACAAGTTTGTTTCGATATCTATTCATTACATCTTTAAGGTATTGTTCTGCTTTTACTTTTGGTAAATTACCTACATCAATGTAGAATATTCTTCTTTCAGGTGCTCTTGATATACGATAGATAACAACACTATCTTCAATCATTCGCAGCTGATTAACTGGTTTGATTGCCTTATGTAGATAAGACAATACTAAATTCTTTTGTTGATCTACAAGACCACTTGGACAATATGCAATCGCATCTTTTGTAATTTTAAGACCTGATGTTGCACTTGCGCCAGGTTGCACTCCTTTTTCATTATAGATAAAAAACTCATCAAATTCAACGGCTTGAGGTTTTTTTGGATCTTTTGGTGCAAACTCGTTACCTGGTTTTTGTTTGGGTGCCCTTACTTTTTTAATTTTTCGTGGGTCAATATATCGCAGCTCTGTTATTCCTGCTTTTGTGTTTTTTGGATCAATTAGTTTATGATAAACTATTCTACCATCAACATACCATCTACGAAATATATCATGACCTTTTTGTTCAAATTCCAATAATGAAACAATATTTTTAAACTCATCTGAAATTTTTTTCTTTAGTGTTGATGAAAAAGGAACTTTATTCATGTTTAGACGAATAACCTCTTGGTTATCATCTACTACGATTGATTCATTAATAATATCTTCAATTGCTTGATCACACTCTGGGTGCATAGCAATTTCTCTATATCTACGAATTAAATCTGATTCGTTATTTACTTTTCCTTCGATATCAAGATAAGTTCCAAAGTGTCCCCCACCCATAATAGTCTGTGTACCGTCATCGCTTGATGGTGCGGTAAATTGTTGACTATTAGGTTTGAGGTCTTTCCTCTTGATTTCAAAACCGAATATTTCTGCCACTACTATTCTCCTTATACTATATTATTTAGGGCGCCTCGAAAGACGCCCTATTTCAACGTTATGTTGTAGTGTTTGATTCCCAGTATTGGTATCTCCAAGTACATTCAAATGTTTCAAGTGTTGTTGCTTGTTCCATAGTTAGATCAACCTGACCTATGTTAGTTGGAA